CTACGGACTTTCCACCGCGTCGTACTCGTCGCAGGTTTGGGCGCTCCACAAGGACATTGGCGATCAGGTTCGCGCCAACAGCGACGCGCCGCTCGACCCCGACATGGACGCCACCCGGTTCCTGACCCACCAGATGCTCATTCGTCAGGAGCGCGACTGGGCTTCCAACTACTTCACGACCGGCGTGTGGGACACCGACAACACCCCGTCGACCCTCTGGTCGGCGTCGGGTTCGGACCCCATCGGCAACATTGAGACCGCGAAGAACACGATCCTGTCGAACACGGGTTACCTCGCCAACACGCTGGTGCTGTCGTACAATGTCTACAGCATCTTGAAGAATCACGCCGACTTCGTCGACCGCTACAAGTACACGAGTTCCGATTCCATCGGGACCGACTTGATGGCCCGACTGCTCGAAGTCGACCGCGTGCTCGTCATGAAGGGCGTGTTCAACAGCGCCGCTGAGGGCGCCTCGGCGTCGTACTCGCAGATTGGCGACAAGGACGCCCTTCTCTGCTACGTCGCCCCGGCCCCCGGACTGATGACCGTGTCCGCCGGCTACAACATGGTTTGGACCGGCGTTGGCGGCGGGCTCGGCACGAGCACCGCGGTCAGCCGCTTCCGGATGGATCACCTTCGCGCCGACCGGCTCGAAATCGAGTCCGCTTGGGACTTCAAGGTGGTCGCGTCGCCGCTCGGCTACTTCTTCAGCAACGCGGTCGCCTGACCCACAACTGAACTACCGGCTTAGGTCGGGATCGGGTCCAGCACGGTCCCGGTCCCGACCTTCGTCATTCACGAGGAGAGATGAATGGGACAGAGAAGTAACGATGGTCCGGCTGAGGTCGTGGCCTTGACCGGCGTGGATCAGCAAGCCGTGGTTGGGACTTGCGTGTTCCTCGGTCTCGGTGTGAACGACGACGCAGAGTCGAACGTGCATCTTCACATCCACAACGGCACGGACAACACGGGGACGTTCATCGCGTCGTCTGACCCCAGCAACGGCGGGCATGACGAACTGTGGTTCGGTCCCGGTGGCGTGAAGTGTGACGGCGGCATCTTCGTGGATGTCGTAACGGGCACGCCGTCCGGCTCGATCTTTTTCAGGTGAGGTTGGCTAATGGGACAAGGGAACAGACTGACTAATGACATCGGACTGATCGGCGAGGTTGAGACCCGCAAGATCAGACTGGACGTCGCGAACAATCAGCCGATTTCCGACGTCGGCCAGATGGCTTGGGACGAAACCTATGAAACCGTCCACTTGTACCTGTCGAACGGGTCGAACGTCCCTGTCGAAGCGCACATCGGGCAAGAGGTCTACTACTACGTTAAGGCAGACGCCGCGGTGACACGCGGGCAAGTGGTCTACGCGCACGGCACCGAAGGCGCGTCCGGTCACATCCTTGTCCGTCCGTTCACCGCTGACGGGAGTTACGACTCCAAGCGCATTCTCGGACTCGCCGCGAAGGATGCCGAGGTCGGCGACTTCTTCCATGTCCTCCACTTCGGCAAACTGATGAGCGTCGACACGAGCGGCTACTCGGCGGGCGACATCCTGTTCGCGTCCGCTTCGACGGCCGGCGGCCTAACCGCGACCGCGCCGACCGCCCCGAACAATATTGTGACGGTTGCGCTCGCGCTGAACTCGAAGTCGAATGGGACGCTTGTCGTCCGTCCGACATGGGGTGCGAAACTGACCGAGACCGAGGACATCTTCCTGTCGAACCTTCAAGATGGCGACCGTCTGTATTGGGATGCCGGCAACTCGCGATGGGAGAACACGGCCGCTTCGGTCGGACTGTCCGGCTCTGAGGTCGTGTCTTATGATGGGAGCATTTCGTGAGTTGGACTTACGGCGGCGACCCTGCCGCAAACGCCCGTGACGCCATCCGGTTCCTTATCGGCGACACCGACACCGACGACCAGTTGCTCACCGACGAAGAGATCGCTTGGGTGAACACCGAGGCGTCCGGCACCTCCACCGGAACGACCGCCCTTTACGACGCCGCCTACCGGTGCTGCCTTACGATCGCTTCAAAACTGGCCCGCGAGGCCGACAAGAGCATCGGTGACCTTTCGGTCAGCATGTCGCAGCGAGCCGGCGCCTACCGTGAACAAGCCGCAGCCTTGAAGGCGCTCTCCGGCCGGGAAGGTGGAGTCCCCGTTCCTTACGCGGGCGGCATCACGATCTCCGACAAGGAGATTGACCAAGAGAACTCGGACATCTTCCGGTCATGGTTCGTGGCCGGCCAGTTTGAGAACGTGCGCGACGGCGGCAGGACGCAGACCATTCAGGGCTTGCAATACTTCGGACCCGGAGCGGACTGATGGGATACGCGGCGAGCGCCTTCTACAGACAGTTGCTTGGGCTCAGCAAAGAGACCGTTTCGCTCGCGACCACGACCCGCAACAACTACGGCGAACTGTCCGCGGCGTCGTCGACGAACTACGAAGCCTACGTTCAGCGCGTCACCTCTTCCGACCACGCGGCCGACACCGAAACTCGGATTGTGGAATGGGTGGCCTACGTCCCCGGCGTGACCGCGACCACGTTCACAACTGACGACCTCATCACGTTCCCCGGAGCCGTGCAGCGCCGAATAATCAAGGTCGACTACCGGCGAGACGAGCACGGGCTTCAATGTGCCGTGATTAGCGCGGGAGCGGCGTAATGGCCTCCGTCCGAGTGACCGGCATCGCGGAACTGAACCGCGCCTTGGCGTCTCATCACACCGCCATTCGGAAAGCGGCGGCGCAGGCGTTGTATGCGACCGCCGTCCAGATTCGAAACAAGTCGGGCCAGTTAGTGCCGATTGACACCGGCAACCTTCGCTCCACCCGCGAGATTGAGTTCGAAGATGGGCTCACCATGTCGGCGACCATCTCTTACGGTGACACCGCCACCCCTTACGCGATCGTGCAGCACGAGCGGACCGATTACCGTCACAAGGGCGGCCGGCAGGCGAAGTATCTGGAAGAGCCCTACTTGGAAGCGACCGCGTTCTGGCCGCAGCCGCTCGTCGACCGTATCCGGGCAATCTATTCGGTGGGATGACATGGCGATCCTCGACGACATTGGAACGCTTCTCGCGGCGCAGATTGGAAGCCTGACGCTTGGCACGAGCCTCTTCCTTGGCCGGCTGCCTGACGAACCGGCAACCTGTGTCGCCCTGTTCGAGACCGGTGGAGAGGCGCCGGTGAACACGATGGGTGGCGGCTTGTACGAAATGGAGCAGCCGCGGATTCAAGTGCTCACCCGTGGCGCGTCCTATTCGGCAACTCACGCGCTCGCCCTGTCTGTCTGGCTTGAACTGGAAGCGATCGTGAACGAGACGGTGACCTCTTCGAACTATCAGCGGGTGACGGCGATTCAGTCACCGTTCCCGCTGGAGCGCGATTCGCAAGACCGCATCATCTTCTCGCAAAACTTTCGTGTCCAGAAGAACCGATGATTCCGCCGGACCCTTACGCCGAACTGAGGCACCGGCCGGAGAGCGCCCGGATAACCCGCCTGTCGGTCCGTTGCGCCGGTTGCGGCAAACTGCTCGCCGAAATGGTGACGGCCCCTTGGGCTATTCGATGTCCGCGATGCAAGTCTGAGAACCGGAGCACCGAAGGGCCAGAAGCGGCCCGTTAGGTGTCGTCGCTCCACGAGACCGACGAACTGCCAACCCCGAGATACTGAGATGCCTGCCGGTACGTTTCGCACTTGTCGCGGAGTTCTTCGATTTCGCGAGCGGCCGCTTCGAGTAGTTCGGGCAGGCCGTCGGCAACATAGTGGCGTTGCTGTCTGAGCCGTTCCACAATCCCTGTCATGTCTTCCCCTTTATGTCGGAGTTCGCCCCATAATACACGATTAGTGGCGGCAGTCCACCGCACCTTGCAATCGGCTGGCCGGAGAGGCCGCCAGATTCCCGTCTGAGCGACGTTAGGCCGCCGCCGGCCTCACGGTGCCGGACACGATTGAGCGGGCCGTGCACGGGCAATCAGCGGTCGGTGTCGTCGACCGGCTTGCGGCACGCCTCGCGGGCGTCCTTCTTCCGGCGGTCCGGAACGGTCTGAGCGCGGAGCCTCTGCTCTTGAAACAGTCGGCGCTCTTCGTCTGTCCACTTCCGGCCCTTCATCGTCAGCCCTCCAGTTCCAGCGGTCCGCGTGAATCGGTGAGACGTCCCGCCGCAAACGGTTCCCACAAGGCCGCGCCGTCGACCGACAGTTCGACCTCTTCGGTGACGGTGACGCCGCCAAGAGTGGGATCGGCTTCGAGCGCCTCGCGGGCCCACGCTTCGGCGTCGCGGAGCGCGGCGAACGTCGCCATCGCGTTAGCGTGACTGGCGCAGAACCGGGCGTTGCCGGTGAGTGTTACCCGCGCCATGTCAACCGGCCTCCGCGATACGAACCAGCAGGGCCGCTTCGGCGTCGAGAGCCGACGGGTAGGCGTCAACCTGACGGGTACCTTCGACGAGGGTCGCAACCTCGCATCCGTCGCAGAGGACGAGCCAAGCCCCTTCCTTGATTCCGCTGAGGTCTCGGCGGTAGTGATGTCCGGTGCAGTCAGTCATTGTGGTGGTCTCCTTGTCTCGTGGTGGTCAGCGGGTGACGCTGCCCTCGGCCATGACCCACCCGGCGGCGAGCGGGTCATTGTGGAAGTCCCCGTCGGTGGCGATCCCGGCGGCGCTCATCGCGAACCCCATGTAGCGGGCCCGCTCGACGATGATCACCTCGCCGGTGTCGTGGATGTCGGCGACGATGTCGTAGTGGTAGACCCCGTCCACGACGTAGGCGCGGGCGCGGATGGTGGCGGGGCGGGTGGTGGTGGTGGTGCTGCTCATGTCTCCAAGTATGCGGGATACGCTTCCCGATGTCAACCCCATATCCGGGATTTTTTGGGATATGTCGCGAAGGTGCAGGTCAGGGCACGAAAAAAATCTTGAAGATTCTCGCCGAAACCGGTACAACGCCACCCTCTCCGCAAGCGGTAACCTTCGAACCGAAGTGCGCTCGTCGCCGCAGGTGTCCGCCGTGACCGTCCGTCACCAACGGCCCCTGCCCGAACACGGAAGGTCGTATGCGATACAAGGTGACAGGCGGAGCCGACGGCATTAGCGGAATCGCGATGGGCGGCAAGCGGTACGAAGCCGGCGACACGATCGAGATGTCCGGCCAGAAAGCGCAATGGCTAATCGACAAGGGTCTGCTCGAACCGGACACCGCTAAGCCGGCCCGCGGCAAGAAGGCGGCCGATGAGAAGCCGGCCGACATGGAAGAGGACGCTCCGGAACCGTGGGCGTTCGACAACGATTCGGGAGATGAACTCTGATGCCCACGTTCGTTCACGGCAAGAACACGAATGTCCTTCTCGACGAGTTCGACCTGAGCGCCTACTTCAACAGCGTCGACGTTTCAGCCACCACCGACACGGCCGAAACGACCGCATTCGGGTCATCCTCCAAGTCGTACATTGTCGGACTCGCGGACGCGACGCTCTCCCTCTCCGGCATGTTCGCGCAAGATGCGGACGGCTCCGACGAGGAACTGTCCGCGATCCTCGGTTCAGCAACAACCCCAATCGTGTCAGTCCTACTTGACGCCGGCACGATCGGCAATCGGGCAGTCGCCGCGAAGGCGCACGAAACGAGTTATGCGATCTCCAGTCCCGTCGCCGACATTGTGACCGTCACCGCCGACTTCAACTCGTCGACCGACGGCACCGCGAATCTGACCTACGGGCTTCGAACCGGTGTCCAGTTGACCACGGGCGCCTCAATCGCATTCGGGTCGCTCGGTGACCTCGCGTCAGTCGACCAGTCCGCTTCCAGCGCGAACGGTGGAATGGCAAACCTGCATGTCACCGCGAACACGGTCGACGACGCCGTAGTTATCAAGGTGCAAGACAGCGCCGACGACTTGACGTTCGCCGATCTCATCACTTTCTCATCGGTGACAGCAACGACTGTCACTTCCGAGCAGAAAGCGGTTACCGGAACGGTGGAACGGTACGTCCGGGTCACCGCGTCCAGTTCGTCGGCGACAACCGGCAGCATCACCTTCAATGTAGTATTCGCCCGTTACTGAGCAACAGGAGACCCTAAAGCCATGCCCACTTTCGTTCACGGCAAGTCCACCCACTTCGAAATCGACGACACCGGCGGCTCGTCGCGGGACATCAGCGACACGCTCACCAGCGTCGACTTCCCGGAGACGATTGACACAGCCGAGACAACCGCATTCGGCTCGACGTCGAAGTCGTACATTGTCGGTCTCCGCGACGCGACCCTTTCGGTGTCCGGCATTTGGGACGCAACGGTCGACGGCTACTTCATCGGAACGGAGCCGGCGAGCCGCACCTTCATTTACGGCCCGGCCGGCGACACCGGCGGCAACGTGAAATACACGGGCGAGTGCATCCTCACCTCGTTCTCAATCTCGAATCCGGTCGGCGACGTCGTCACCTACTCGGCCGACTTCCAAGTCACCGGGGACGTCACCCGCACCACCTTCTGACCTAACCCACAACACAAGGAGTGACCACCGTGTCCATTGTTGACAGAATCAAAGCGTCGGAAGACGTCGACCGCGAACTCGTCGACATCCCCGAATGGGGCGTCGCAATCGAAATCCGTTCCATGTCTGCCCGGCAGCGGGCCGGAATGGCGAACTATGCCGAGGACGACGACCATTCGAACTCGGAACGGCAGGAAGCGTTGTGGGGTTTTCTGCTCACCTCATGCTGCTTCGATCCGGACACCGGCGAGCGCGTGTTCAGCGCCGACGACATGGAATGGCTACTGAACGACAAGTCGTTCAAAGTGATTGACCGGCTGACCGCAAAGTGTCTGTCGGTTTCCGCCGTGCTCCGCGATTCCGTGGATGAGGCGGGAAAAGGCTCCTTGGATTCCCTGACGGAAATGGAGTAACACACCCGGAACGCCGCTTCCTCTTCCACCTCGCCCGTGAACTCGGGATGACGGTCGGCGAACTGTCCGACCGAATGTCGAGTGCAGAGTTGGTTGAATGGATGGCGCTCCACAAGATTGAAGCCGGCGAGAGGGACCACCAAAGGCAGGTAGCGAAACAGCGGAATAGTCGGAAACGGTAGACATGGCAGACGCAATCATCGGGCGGGTGCGGGCGGTAATCACCGCCGACACTAAAGGGCTTGACAGCGGCCTTGCTCGTGCCAGCGCCCGACTCGGCAGTTTCGGCCAGTCCGCAACAAAAGTCGGCCGGACGCTCACCACCCGGCTTACCCTCCCAATCGCCGGCGTGGGAGTGGCCGCCGTCAAGATGGCGTCCGACTTCGAAAAGTCGATGGCGTCCATTGTCGGACTCGTGGGCGTCGCCGCCGACGAAGTGAAAGCGATGGAAGGTTCCGTGCGGAGCATGGCGCGAGCCTTCGGGTCATCCGCCACGGAAGCCGGCAACGCGCTGTTCTTCATCACCTCGGCCGGTCTCCGCGGAGCAGACGCGACGAGCACCCTCGAAGCGTCATTGAAAGCGGCCGCCGTCGGCCTCGGCGACGTCTCCACAATCGCCGACCTTGCAACATCCGCCCTAAACGCCTACGGGTCAGACACCCTTTCAGCGACCGCCGCAACCGATGTCCTCACCGCCGCCGTCCGAGAAGGCAAACTTGAAGCCTCCCAGTTAGCCGGCTCAATGGGTGGTGTCCTCCCGATCGCGTCCGCGATGGGCGTCCAGTTCAACGAGGTTGGTGCAGCATTCGCCGCCCTCTCCCGAACCGGCACTAACGCGGCAGAAGCGGCCACCCAAATCAACGGCATCCTCGGCGCCCTCTTGAAGCCGACGCAACAGGCCGAGAAGGCGCTAAGAACGATGGGGCTCTCATCCGAGTTCCTCCGCGCCAATATCAAAGAGAAGGGGCTGCTCGACACCCTGAAACTTCTCGCCGACGAGTTCGACGGGAACGCGGCAGCCACCGCCAGCGTCTTCGGAAACGTCCGCGCCCTAAAGGGTGTCATGGACCTCATGGGCGCCAACGTGGCCGGCACAGAAGCCATCTTTGCGAGCATGGCGGACACGACCGGCACCGTCGACCAAGCGTTCTCCGTGATGGCAGAAACGACCGCTTTCAAGTTCCAACAGGCGGTCGCCGAAATGAAAGACCTGCTTCTGGAGTTCGGGCAGACAATCATGCCGATCGTCGTTCGGGCGCTCGAAGGGGTCTCCGGCATTCTGGCATCCGTGTCATCCGCGTTCGGCGGAATGTCGCAAGGCACAAAGGATGTCATCGTCGCCCTCGCCGGTGTCGCCGCGATCGCCGGACCGGTCGCACTCGCAATCGGCGGCGTCACTAAAGCGATGATCGCCCTAAAAGCCGCGGCAATGGCCCACCCGGCGCTCATGGCGTTCTCCCTCGCCATCGGCGCAATCTCGGCCGCCGCCGCCATGTTCCATCGCGAAGCCCGAGAAGCGCGAGACCGTCAAGAGTCACTCACCGCCGCCTTCGTGGAGGCAGGCGACCCCGCTTCAACCGTCGTCGACCGTCTCCAAGACATCGCCGCCGGCATGGAAGCGGTCACCGCTGCATCATCCGACGCCGAAGATGGTGTCGAAGAGTTCATGGGCGCCGCCGTCCTGAACGCTGAACTGATGAAGCGTGACGTCCTCGACGAGTTCGGTGCTCTCTCCACCGAGGGGCAAGAGGCGCTCCGCAACCTTGTCGAATCGGGATTTGACTTTGAAGGGTCGAACCTGTTCCGCAACTTCCAAAACATGAACGATGCGACTGGAGCACTCGCCGCCACCTACAACACGGCGAGCGGCCCGCTCGAAGAGTTCGCGCTCGCTCTTTACGAACAGGCCGAAGCGGGCGAACTGACCGTCAGAGAAATCGAGAACATCCTCGTCGCCACCAAAGACGTCGGCAAAGCCTACGAAGATCACCACAAAGCGGTCGAAGAACTCAACGAGGAATATGTCACCAGCGCCCAAGTCTTCAAAGACTTCGAAGGCAAACTGCCGGAGAAGGCGATCCGTGACATCATCACGACGAGCGACACATACACCGAAGCCCTCTTGCGAATCGAAGCGGCCGCTAACGATGTCGCCTATGTCCACGCCACCGACCTCGAACGAGCCCTCAAAAACACGCAAGAAGCGATGGACTCCGCGACAGTCTCCGCGAACGACACGGCCCGAATGCTCGTCGAAGCGGGCGAGGCAGCCGGCTACGACAAACGCCAGTTAGTGGAACTGACACAACAACTCGGAATCCTCGACAAAATCGACCCGTCCGTGCAGGTCGAACTGGGGCTCGACGTCACCGCCTTCGACCAACTCATCGACGGCCTCGACGAGTTCATCAACGCGCAAATCCGACTGATGACCGTGTTCGACGACATCCCGGCCGCGCTCGCCGCCCGCAGCCCGGCCGTGCAAGCCCTCTTCGATCTTCGAAACGCACTCCGCGAAATGGCTAACGCCGGAGACGAAGTGTCCGACTCGTTCACCGGTGGAGGCGGCACCGTGGACGCAATCGACGAACTGGACAAGGCGGCAGAAGAGGCCGCCCGTGAAGCGGAACGTCTGCAACGTGAGGTGGATCGCCTCGCCGAAAAGATCGCCGACCTCGGCAGCGAACTTGTGGGCCGCGACTTCTTTGAGTTCATGCTCGGAGCATCCGCCGACGAAATCGAACGCAGGTTCTATGACATCGGGCAGGCCGCAATGGCTCTCGTCGAACAGGCAGAGGCGCTTGGCCTCGCCGGCGGCGACCGTTTCCTGCAAACCCTCGCCAATATCGGCGTCGAGTTTGACCGTCTCGCCTCCCTGCAAAGTCGCGTCGCCTCCACCCAAGCGGAAATCGCGAACGTGGAAATGCGGCTCGCGGACGCCACAAGCAGCCTCGCGTCAGCCCAAGCGGACCTGAACCGGGAGAATGAGCGATATGCCTCATTCCTTTACGGTGAGGGTCGCGGCGGCGGCACGTTCGGCGAGCAACTGGACGCGCAACTGGCCGCCTACCGCGATTTGCAGAAAGAGGTCGGTTCCCTCGAACAGGCACAGAAGAGTCTCCAAGATCGCCTGATTGCCAGCATGAGCGCAGACGCCGGAACCTTTGCTGGTGCCGGCGGCGTTATGGGGAACGTCGGTAACGTGCTCGCTCAGGCCCGCACATTCCGAAACAATCTGATCGAACTGCGAGACCGCGGCTTCCCGACCGACGTCATCGCTCAAGTTGTCGCTTCCGGCATGACGCAAGGCAACGTGATCTCCCGTCGCCTTCTCGCGCTCGGCTCCGCCGAGTTCGCCGAGTTCCTCGCCCTACGGGACGAAATCGGCCGTATCGGTGCAGAGACCGCGGCGATCGCCGGCGAAGTCATCTTCGGGGCCGACATCGCCGAGGCACAAGGGGCAGTTCAAGACCAGTTTGCGGTCGTGGACTCCATGTTCCAATCGGCCATCGCTCAGGCAGCCGCAAATGTTCGCGAACAGGCCGCCGTCGTGGACCGGCTCCGCTCTGCCCTCGCCGCTCTCCAAGGGCGCCTCGACAATCTTCGCGAGGACATCGGAACACTCGCGGCCGACATTCAGACCGCTCTCCGCACCGCGTTCGACGAGTTCCTCGCCGGCCTGAACGCCGCTATAAGCAGGCTGCCAGACGTCCGTAGTTTGCCGTCTCCCGCGAGTTCCGGGGGTGGCGGCGGTGGAGGTGCAGCGAGACCGTCCGCGGCGCCTAGCGCGGCGCCTAGCGCGGCACCTAGCGCGTCTGTTCCGTCGGCGCCGGTTGCGGCCCCGTCTGGCTATTCGGTGCAACGTGGCGACAGTCTTTGGGCTATCGCCGCCCGCGAACTCGGCTCCGGCACCCGCTGGCGTGAGATTCAACAGGCAAACAACATTTCCGGCACACTCATCCATCCCGGCCAAATGCTCACGATTCCCGGCCGTGCTCGTGGCGGACCGGTCCGCGGCGGCCGCCCGTACCTCGTCGGCGAAGCCGGACCGGAACTCTTTGTACCGTCAGAGACCGGAACGGTCGTCTCAGCCGGCAAAACCGCCGCAATGAGCGGTAATGGTGGCGCGGTCTACAACATCAACGTCCACGCCTACGGAGACCCCGCCGAAGCGGGCCGTCAGATCGTCAAGGCGATTCAGGAGTGGGAGCGTCGTAACGGAAGCAACTGGCGCTCGTGACCGCCACCTACCAACAGGCGGGCGTTGTCTACGACTCGGTCGGTTACACCTATCAAGGGTTCGGTGCCGGTGACCGTCCCGTCGTGAAGGTTGAGATCGGTTGGACCGCACCCGCCTATGAACAGGCCGAACTCGACTACAACTCGGACGTCTCTTACGGCGCACAAATTGCGGCGCTCGACCCGAACCCCGGCTGGACCGACGTCACCCCTTACGTCTCGTCGCTTCGCATACGGCGCGGCAACGACAACTTCCTCATCCGTAACGTGGAGTCGGGTTCACTCACCGTCGTGTTTGAAGATCCCGATTCGCGGTTCCTGCCGAACAACACCGGCTCGCCGTACTACCCGAACGTCGAACCGGGTCGCCCGATCCGTGTCGTCGCCGACTGGTCCGACGCCGAGACCGTCATCTACCGAGGGCAGACGACCCGCTGGACACAGAACTTCGTTCGCAACACGGAGAACACCGAGGTCGTGTTGACCTGCTCCGACGTCCTCAACCTGCTTCAGAACTACACGGTCGACCAGACGACCCTCGGCTCGAACGGGCAGGCAACCGACACCCGTATCGGGCTACTGCTCGACGACACCGGACCGTTCGGACTTCGCCCACCGTGGCCTACCGCGCTTCGCAACATTGACACGAACACGAGCGCCCTCGTCGAACAGGACGCCGCTGGGGAGAAGCGGGTGCTGGACGCGATCAAACTGGTGACCGATTCGGAATGGGGACTGTTCTTCATTGACAAGGAGGGACGCGCCACGTTCCTCGGACGGGCGGCGGCGAACCCGGGTGCCGTCGCGGAGATCACACCCGACTATTACTTCGGTGACGCCGATTCGCGGGTCAACAACTTCGTCCCGTCCTACGACTTCGCGTATGGCGACTACGACGACCCGGAACTCGACTACAACGACGGATCGTTCAACGTCACGGTCGCTCAGGCCCGTTACGACACGATCGAAACAGAATCGGATGATGACACGCTGACCAACGTGGTGGAGGTCACCGACGCTTACGGTGCGGTCGGCGGCTGGAAGTACGACGACAACATCGCGGTCTATGAGGAACGCCGTCTGCCGGTCACGACCCTGCTCGCGGATTCGACGGCGGCGAACACGCTCGGCGAGTTCGTCCTCAACAACCAGTACGACCCGGCGCTCCGAGCGAAGCGTGTCGGGTTCTACATTCAGACGTCGACCGCCGCAACGCAGGCCGCTGTCCTCGCTGAACTGAAGGACACGGTCGCGATCCGGCACAACGCTCCGGGCGGCGTCACAGTCGACTTGACCGGTGTCGTTATCGGTGTCGAGCAGGAGATTCGTCGGGACTTCTGGTACACGACGTTCACGTTCGGGGCAGGCTCAACGCAGGCGACGACCGCTACTGTAGGATCGGCGCTTGTATGACGACCGCGTACCCTGCCGCTCTCGACAACTTCACGAACCCGGCGTCGACGGACCTTCTGTCGGCGGCGGGCGTGTCGCACGCCGACCAGCACGCCAACGCCAACGACGCTATCGAGGCGTTGGAAGCGAAGGTCGGTGTCACCAGTTCGGCGGTGGTGACGAGTCACGATTATCGGATCGCCCAGTTGGAAGCGGGCGGCGCAGGCGGCGGCGGGTTCGCCAACATCTTTCTAGTAATGGGAGCGTAACGACATGCCTCAGGCGTACAAGGTGCTCGGACAGATCGCACCGTCCGCAACGACAGCGACGACTATCTACACGGTGCCGTCGGCAACCGAGGCGGTCGTGTCGTCGGTGTCGGTGTGTAACAGGGCAGGAACAGCGGCCACGTTCCGTCTCTCGGTTCGTCCTGACGGTGCTTCGCTGGCGAACCAGCACTATCTAGTCTATGACGCTGACCTCGGAGCGAACGACACGATCATCCTGACCATCGGTGTAACGATGGATGCGACCGACGTTCTCGAAGGATACGCCTCATCCGGTGACCTGACGTTTCACGCTTACGGGTCAGAAATCACCTGAGTCATGGCGATCGTCTCCGTCAATAACTATGGGCTGAATGGAGTCAAATACCGTAGTTTCGGCGCTATCCCCTTCGCCGTTGACTATCTAGTCATCGCTGGTGGCGGTGGCGGCGGCGGCACACCGGGAGCGGCGAGCGGATCGGACGGCGGCGGAGGTGGTGGTGGCGCAGGCGGGTACTTGACCGGAACGAATGAGAATGTGACGACCCTCGTTGTAACTGTTGGTGCTGGCGGCGCAGGTAACAGTTCGTCAGGCACCGGGGCTACCGGCACGGCATCGGCTATTTATGGCGGCTCAGTTGGGTCCGTAACTGCTGACGGTGGTGGCGGTGGTGGAGGTCATAACCAAAATGGGGCCAACGGCGGTTCTGGTGGTGGCGGCGGCGGATCGGGAGCGTACTCGGGTGGCACCGCAACAGCAGGGCAGGGAAATGATGGTGGTGACGGCGGCGGCGTCAACTTCGGTGGCGCTGGTGGTGGTGGTGCTGGGGTGGCAGGCTCAAACTCAACTGACGGTGCTGGCGCTAACGGCGGTGATGGCTCTGCGTCATCCATTACCGGCTCGTCGGTAACTCGTGCTGGTGGTGGCGGTGGTGGTGCGGGTCAGAACGGATCAGTCGAAGGCTCAGGGGGTGCTGGTGGCGGCGGTAATGGCGGCACCGGAATCGGCGGAGTTGCCGTTCCTCCGACCGCTGGCACAGCCAACACCGGAGGCGGAGGTGGCGGTGGCGGTGAACGCTACACCTCCATCAAGAACGGTGCCGCTGGCGGCTCGGGTGTTGTGATTCTGTCCTATCCTTCATCTAAAGGCTTGCCGACAGTAGGTGCTGGCTTGACTTACTCATCGGCCACAGTCGGCGTGAACACAGTTCTGACATTCACCGCTGGCTCCGACTCGGTGGTGTTCTCCTGATGGCTCACTACGCCTTCCTTGACGACAACGGAATCGTGACCGGCGTGATCGTCGGTCGTGACGAGAACGACCTGCCCGACTGGATTACGTCGTGGGAGGCGTACTACGGGAACCGTCACGGCCAAACCTGCCTTCGCACCTCATACAACACTTACGCCGGTCAGCACTCGCTCGGTGGTACTCCGTTCCGTGGCAACTACGCCGGGATCGGCTACCGGTACGACACCGACCTTGACGCTTTCATTCCACCGCAACCGTTCCCGTCGTGGACGTTGGACGAGGCGACGTTCCAATGGGCCGCACCCGTCCCGTATCCGGACGACGGCGAACCGTATGTGTGGGACGAGAACCTGCTGAACTGGACCCCTGCTACTCTCGGAGACTGACCTATGGCGATCACCTTCCCCACCACTCTCGACACGCTGACCGACCCGACCGCGTCCGACAAACTGAACTCGGTCACGGTCCCGCACGCCACCCAACACGCCGACCTGAACAACATCGTCGAAGCGTTGGAAGCGAAAGTCGGTGTCGACGACAGCGCGGTCACAACCTCGCTTGATTACATCGTGAAGGGTGCGACCGGTATCCGACTGTTCGCTCCGCGTGAGAAGTG